TTCTGCTCTTAAGAGTGCAGCAATTGCTGTAGCAAAGAAGGTTGCTTCTCCAGTTACTGCTCCAATTAAGGCTATAGCAAGTGTTGCAAGTGGAGTTAAAAAATTATTTGGTTTTTCACAAGGGGGACTAGTTCCTAGGTATATGGCTAATGGAGGATCAGTTGGTTCAGATACTGTTCCAGCAATGCTAAGTCCTGGTGAGTTTGTTATGAATAGATCAGCAACAAAGCAGTTTGGTCCAATGTTGTCTGCTATGAATAATTCTAAATATCCATCAATGCTTAAAGAAATGTCACCAGCACAATATCCATCAATTCAATCTTCAAATGTTTCACCAACAATTACAGCGGTATCAACAAATGTAAGTGATAACTCTAGTACCATGTATAATTATAATATTGGAATAACAGTTCCACAGTCAAATGCAAATTCTAATGATATTGCTAGAGCAGTAATAGGTCAGATTAAGTATATTGATTCACAAAGAATTAGAGGTCAAAAATAATGGCTACCGCAGCATATCTAACAGGTCGTCGTAGATATCAACGTCCACAGGCTCTTCTTTGGTCTGAAAATGCAGGAACTCTTGTAAATGGCATATATGTGCCAACAGGCTATGAAATAGGTGCAGACGTGCCTGAAGGAGCATCTGAGAGCCTTCTAGACCAGTTTATGATACTTTCTGACCATAACCGAGGGGAACTAAATTTTACCCCTACCAGGATAGAACAACGTCAAAGAACTATCAATGGTAGGATGAGGTCATATCATATTGCAGATAAATTAACAATGTCCCTTACATGGAACAATTTGCCATCAAGAGGTTTTTATCTACCACCTGATTTTAATGTAACAACAGGGGCTTCCCCATATAAGAATGTGTCTGGTCAAGAATATACTGCAGATGGTGGTGCTGGTGGAGTAGAGTTACTTGATTGGTATGAAAACCATCCTGGTCCATTTTGGATGTTTTTGTCATATGATAAATATAATAATTTTGGTAAAGATAGTGCTGCGTATGGTCATTTAGAACAGTATAACCAAATTATGCAAGTGTATTTTGCTGACTTTAACTATACCGTTGTAAAACGTGGTGGGGCTAACCATGATCTTTGGAATATTTCGGTAACCCTGGAAGAGGTCTAGAGTGTTTGTAAATGAAGCGCTAAAGACACATCTAGAAACATCTGCAACAATTAAGTTGCAATCACTTGTTCTGGCTGAGTGGAATATGAATATGCCAGATAATATTTATAAAATTGGTAACTATAGATATCGTCCAACAGACTCATCTTCACAATATTATAATTTACCAAATGAATTTGATCAACTAGATGCAGGCAATTATTACACAGGGGCTACAGATGCAGATGTAGTGGTTGACGGTGGTTTTACAGATCTTGGTGTGCCTCAAACCTTTACGTTAAAAAAAGATAAAATGAATATGATTTATTCACTAGAGGAGTGTCTAAAACCATTTAGACCAAGATCTGGTGTAAACAAGCCTTTGTATTTTAACAATAGGTTCTTAGCCAACTCAGGATCTTCAATGGCACAAAGACCAAGATATTATATGCCTTCAAAACATGATGAGTTTAAATATTGGACATCATATAGAACTGATAATAACATTGAACGTGGAATTGCTAAAAACATTTCTAATAATTTATATTATATAGATGATGCTGTTCCATTTGTTGTTTATAAGGAAAATGTTCCAACAAATAGAATTGTTGTAAAAATGCAAACAAATGTAGGGGATGTTGATTTAGGACCTTTTATAAATGGAACAACATCTGCTGCAGATCCATTCTATGGAAATGCTAATAAGACAACTCCAAGTAGATGGAAAATTCAATATCTAAAAGAAAATAATTGGGTAGATGCTTATTCATTTAGAGAAAATGATACTAGATCTTCAGGAGATCCTATTATTGATACAGATGGTTATTTAGAAATTGAATATGGTCTTATTATTCCTGAAGAATATCAGTCATCTTTTATATTTGCACAAACACTATCTTCTAGCACATTGCTTCCAGAGTTAAGCGTAGAGGGATATGCATATCTTGTTATTGAAAATGAAGGTGATCGTGGAACATTTTATATTTGGATAAATGGTGCGTATGTAACATTTAGTCCACAATATGGATGGAAGTTAGGGTCCGAAGAGGTAACAGGTAATACTAACTTTGTTACAGATTTAACATCCCCAGACTCATTTGATAACGATATATCTGGAGATGTAACTTATAGAGAATTTCAATATATTCGTGGCATTAGACTTGTTGTAGATGTTATGAATAAATTTGACTCAACTTTTGATTTAATTGAAATGTCACCTAGATTAGTTGTAGACCTTTCAAACAAAGTTGTAGATTTTAAAATTACTAAAACACTTTCTGATATTGGAGTTACATCATTGCCAGTAGGTCAGTTGCTAGCATCAAATGGTAGTATTAATATTTTTGATGATGATCAAGCATTTAACGAAGAGAATTCTTTAAGCATTATTTCAAATTATATAAGAAAAAATATTAAATTTATTTTTTATGAAACAATTATGAACGTAGATGGATTTGATTATTATGTGCCAATTAAAACTTTATATTCTGAAGGATTTCCACAAGCAGACGTAACTGCTGGAACAATCTCTATCCAGTTAAGAGATTTTTTCTTTTTCTTAGAGTCTATGCCAGCACCAAGACTTTTAACAACACAAGCATCTTTAAGTTATGCAATAACAACTTTATTAGACTATGTTGGTTTTACAAATTATACCTTTAAGCGTGTTGCTAATGAATCAGATCCAATAATTCCATATTTCTTTATTGCTCCAGATCAAAATGTTGCAGAAGTTTTAAATCAGTTAGCCCTAGCAACTCAAACCGCAATGTTTTTTGATGAATACAATAATTTTGTTGTAATGAGCAAAGACTATTTAATGCCAACAGAAAGTCAAAGAGAAACAGATTTTGTTATATCTGGATCAAATGGTCAAGTAGACACTGGTGTAGTTGAAAACTCTACATCTACCAACTTACCAAATATTATATCAATTGCGTCTAAAGATAAAAAAATCTATAACTCTGGCAAGATTAACTATACTGCTAGGTATATTCAAAGATCTTACGGAAGCATTAAACAATCAAGTCTTGTTGATCAAGATAAAACTTGGATTTATAAGCCAGCATTGCTTTGGGAAGTATCAGGAACTGAGTCAACAAAAACAGTTAATGAAGTTGCATCAAAGCAAGGAAGTTATGTCTTAGGAGCAATGCCACTTAACTCTACTTTAAGCATAACTCCTCCAACAGTAGTTAACCATGTAGTAACAAATAACATATTGGATTTGGGAGAAAATATTTATTGGTTGACTAGATATAATGGATATCTATATTCTAATGGTGAAATAATTAAATATGACGCTGCAGAATTTAATATAACTGGTACTGGAAATGTATGGATTAGCGATAATCAAGAATATCAAAAATATTTTGCATCTATACCGTTTAATGGAAAAATATACCCTACTGGTCTTGTTAGAATTTATTCTGTTCCCTATTATGAAACTGTTGATGGAATTACAAGGCTACAGAATGGAGATGTTGTTGAGCATGGTCGTGCTCAGTTTGGTACAACTATAACATCTCACACCGCTGGCATAAGTGAATACTGGTCAAATAATGATTATATACGTGGATGCAATATGCAATCTGGGTATATGTTTACAACACAACTAGATTCAAATGTTACATATCCAGCAACTACAACTGGCGCCGCTGGAGTTGATAATGTTCTTGCAAGACAAACAACTCGCAATGGAATAATTAAAAATTTAATGGCAACAAATTATTTAACAGAAACACAAGTAAATAATTTAAAAAGTACACAGACTGGAACAATTCAGTCATCAGCCTTAGTAATGAATGGTCCATCTTTTAAAACTACGGATGTGCCCCTAAACTTTGTGTCATACGTTTATAAGCCATTAAATAACGCATATAAACATTTTGGAACAAGACTTAGAATTATTGGAAAAATTGAAAACAATACAAGTAGAACACAAACCCCAATAGGCAGTACAACATACTACCAGGCTTCTGGAACCCAGCCAGATCAAAATGTTAATATAGGTGGAGGCTCTGGAGGTCTTGCTGTATTGCTTAATCCAGAAACAAACAATGGTTATTATTTTGAAATTATTGCTTTAACAGAAGATAATATTAATTCATATTTAAAATTAGACACAAAAGGTAATGCAGAAAAATCTATTAATAATATTGTATTTTATAAAATTAAAAAAGATTCTTCAAATAATGATGCTATACCAATTAAACTTTGGGGTGGTCTATCAAAAATTCTTGTTGACGATGGAAGATTTACAGGACAATATAGAATGTCGGGAGAAGAAAATCCAACAGTATACGATTTATCTGTAGAGTATCAAGATATAGGAAAAACTAGAAGATTTTATCTTTACATTAATAATAAATTAATTAAAATAGTTGACGACACAGACCCACTTCCAATTTATAACAATATGGCTTTGTTTACTCGTGGATCATCAAGATGTATGTTTGAAAATATATATGCTCTTTCAGAAAATTATGCTCAAAATAGTGTATTTACTGTTGGAGAAACATTATCTGCATCTTTATCAGATGGAAAAATTAATGCTAATGAATCTTTTAGAAAATATGCAATGAGTGGAGTTATACAATCTACATATTTATCTGGAGTTAGTACTCAGGAGCCACCAAAATATAATATGTATTTTGAAGAGTTCGGGTCTATAATGAGAGAGTGTGCATATTTTGATATTAGATATGATCGTGCATATCCAGCATTATACGCACAACTATCACCAACTTTTAATAGAATTAAAGGATATACAACATCTGGATTCCAGGCAGATTCTTATGGAGCAGAGTTTTTAATTTTTAATGCCACAGACAAGGCTCTTAGTCTTGATGAAACAACTGGAAACTTTTTAAGAATTCAAGGAATTACATTTACACAAGACACAACTCACGAACTCACAGTTGATGAATATTTTGAAAAACGTAGTAATTTTTCTGATCCAGAACTTAAAGGAAGCACTTTAACTTTATCTCCACTTGTTGAAAAGGCTAAATATGATGAAATTAGACAGAGCAGAATGATATATGGAAAAAATGAATTTTCTATAGATAGCATATATATACAAACACAGGATGACGCAAATGCTCTTATGGGTTGGATAATTAATAAAGTTATGCATCCTAAAAAATCTGTTGGCGTAAACTTATTTTCAATACCAACATTACAACTAGGAGATATTGTTACTATTGATTATAAAGATTCTACTGGTCTAGATCTTGTTGCAGTAGACTCAAGTCGGTTTGTTGTTTACAATATAGATTATTCTAGAAATAATAATGGACCAAATATGACTATTTATTTGAGTGAGGTGTAATATGGGTGCCTATGATGATGGAGGTATGACAAAATCTATTGCTGCAGCAAAAGCAGCGGGGATACCAACTAAAAGTGCTTCTCCAGTCAAAGTAACAGTAGAGCGTGGAGACACATTAAGTTCTATTGCTAAAGAAAATAATACAACAGTTAAAGCAATTCTTGCAGCAAATCCAAAATTTACAGAACAAGAAAAATATAAAGGTGGAAACACTATTTTTTCAGGAACTACAGTTGTAATACCACCAAAAATTATTGCTCCAACATATTCACCAACATCTGGAACTGTAGACACAACAACATTAGAGGGAATAAATAAGGCTTCAGGAGAAAATCCAACAGTTACGTCTACTGTTCCTACAACAAATAATTCTTCTACAGATAGTTCTAGTTCTTCTACAAGTACATCAAGTGTTAATAATAACCAAACTACTGAAACAAATAACACCTTTAACACAGGTTCTGTAGATTATTCTCCACCACCAGTATCTGCTGAGCCGTTAACTCCAACAACAACTGCTACAACATCACCAACAGTTGTTCAGCCAGTTAAGACAGCGCCAATAGATACAATTCTTTTTAATGATAATGAAGTCCCAATTGAAGTAATGACAGATCTTATTTTTGAAGATATTGGTGGACAAGAATTAATAAATATTGCACGTAATGATATTATTAATGGTCAACAAGTTTCTTACCAGCCAATTAAAAATATTTCTTCGATCCAACAACAATACAATCCAAATAACATTCTTAGTGTTCAATCAACATCAGATAAATATTTTGCAAACTTTCCAATAAAACTTGAAAATAAAATACCAGAGTCTGGAACTGGTCCAAATAACGTTCATGTTTATTTAGATTCAACCAATGGGAATCTAGTTATTGAGGCTATAAATGTTGAGTCTGATGAGCAAATTGAGGTAGAAATTACCGTAAGTGGTACAATATATGAAGCGGAATTTGGAGAAATAATATCATGATTACTAATACTGGTAAAAGCATTATAGGTAAGTATATGCTTGGTCAGGCTCCCGCCTATGCATCATTTATTGCTGTCGGCTGTGGTCCTACACCGTTAGATCTTGGAGATACTCAAGGAGATTTTTCTACTAAAGAGTCTTTAGATTTTGAAATGTTTAGAATTCCTGTATCCTCTAGAGGCTTTGTTAATGAAAATGGAACCAACAAAATAGTTTTAACAGCAGAACTACCAACTGAAGAAAGGTATGAGATTACTGAGGTTGGAATATATTCAGCAGGATCAAATCCATCTGCTGGAGCGTATGACAGTAAAAATGTTTTTGCATTTACAACTGCTGAAAATTGGCAATATCATACAGTTTCATCAGCAACAGCAATTGAATCATACTCAGCCCCACTCGATGATCCCAATGATGATAACGTTATTGCAGTTGTAGAGCCAGTATTTCAAACAAATGCAGATAACTCTATTTTTTATAAAACTAATCGTGCATCTAGATATGAAAGATGTCGTTTTTTAAATAATACAATTTTTATACAAGGAGATGATTCCAATCTAACACTTAGTGAAGATAGTGGTCCAACTTTAGACCATTTTGTTATTGAGGCTGGATCAAACCATATTCACTTAACTGGAGCCAATGTAGATTTTACAAGAAACTCCCCAACCGATGAATTAAAGTTAGCGTTTTCTTTAGTAAATAAAGATGGAGATTCTAACGCAATTCCAGAAACAATTAGAGTTCTTGTTGACTTTGCATCAACTGATGCTGGATCTGGAGAATATGCTAGATTTGAAGCAGAGATAAATCATGGAACATCTGGAAACCCAGATCTAGTTCAAGATTTTTCAACCAATAGGTATTTTGTAATAACAAAACAATTACAAGAACTTTATACAAGTGCTAACTTTACTTGGAATGCGGTAACTGTTGTTAAAATTTATGCATGTGTGCTTTCTGAAGACAGTGGACCATCACCAGTGCCATCATCAAATTATTATATTGCTTTAGATGCTCTTAGATTAGAAAATGTTGCTACAGTAAATCCCCTATACGGTCTAACAGGATATTCTGTAATTAAAACTGATGGTGCTGAGACAATTGTTAAATCACCAAATACAAGTAACTATATTGAGTTTAGATTTTCAATAGGTGTAACATAATGGCTAATGAAATTATAAAAAAAATTAAAATTGCACAAGATGATTTGCCAACTATAAATAGTATTACTGAAAAGTATGACGTTAGATATCGAGTTATTTCTGAAGATAAAAACAGAACTTCTCATTGGTCTCCAATTGTTACACTTGATCCGCAGTACATATATGTTCCTGGAAATATAACAATTGTTTCTTCAGGCATAACTACCGTTGCTTGGGATTCTGTTACTGTTAAAATAGGAGTCAAAGCAATTCGTCAGGCTAAAGATTATGATGTTTGGGTAAAATGGAGCAAGGCAGCAGGAAGCGGAGACTGGAATTATGTTCAAAGAATTTCTGGTAATTCTATTAATCTTGTTCATCCTTCAACATTTTATATTAATGGTGTAGATCAAGTACAAGCACCAAACAGAGTAACAATTGAAGTTTATTTAAAGGGTGAACCAATAACAAGAGATTCTTCAAATCTTTTAGTTTATAGCCCTGCAATGCATACGATCTAATGATATAATGGAGAGATAATGGCAAAAGTACCGCTACCAGAACGAGGACAACCGCTAGATGTTACATACATCTATCAGTTGGCTGACACTATTAATGATTTATCTACACAGGTTTCTTCAGCAACCTATAATTATACAACAGTAGATACAGTCAGCGCTGGAAAACAAAGTGTTAAAACTTCTGAGGCTAGACTAGTTGGTGGCTATGTTGAAGTAGCAAACAACTCAACGGTAAGCGCAGGCAATGAAAAAACATTTTCATATGATTTTCCAAGTGACTTTAAGTATCAACCAATTGCAACAGCAACGGCAGTTAATATAGGAAATACCCCTGCTGGACAAAATGTAAACGTTATTTTAAAAACAGTGACAACATCAAGAGTAGAAGGAATTGTAAGATTTGGTGCTTCTGGAGATTTATCTCTAGCAATCAACTTAATTATTCTTGGTATACCAAACTAATTTTAGGGGCGGGAAATGGTTTTTTGCAACAGATGCAAAGGTCGTATGTTTGTTGATAGACAATACAGTACGAATGAACATATGGAAATTTTCTGTATGATGTGTGGTTCAAGAGTGTTCTTTCATCCACCATCAGAAAGTGAGCAAGGTAGATGGATACTGCAAAGGGAAAAATCCAGAGCGAACAGTACAATAACGACTCTATAATAAAAGGAAATCAAAAAGTTTGGTTTCTTAATGGAGATCTTGTAAGACTGCATCACAGTTCTCGCTCTACGGGAATGGTTACTGTCTATAATATAAATAAAGATAGAATAGAAACTTGTTTGCGCTCCGACTTTAGAAGAAATAGACAAAGAGCATATACCATTGCTGAGACTGCTAAATTAGTTAATCGTCATAGAAAATATATGCCAAGTTTAATTAAACGAGGAGTCATCCCTAAACCTGTTGGATCTAGCATTAATGGTAAAACTGGATTTCAAATTAGGGCTTATTATTCAGAAGATCATGTAAGAGAGATTCGTGCTATACTTGCAAGTATACATATAGGACAACCAAGAAAAGATGGATTAATAACAAATAATAGTACGCCTACAAGCCAAGAGTTGACAAGGCGAATGGGAGACGGTATACTTACATATACGAAGACTGAAGATGGAAGATTTATTCCTGTTTGGTCTGAAAGTATTTAAAACTATGAAATGGGTGGGGTAATGGAAAATAATTCAACAAAGGTAAATGTAACTCTAGGCTATACGCTAAACCTTGGAAATTTTCAATCTCTAAGGCTGGACCTTGGAGTTATTGACAATAAGCATCAGGATGAGACTACAGATCAAGCATTTGAACGTGTTTATAAATTTGTAGAAGATAAACTCACTGAGAAGATTAAAGAAGCACAAGAAGAGGCTGCCGAAGCATAATGCCTGAACGCAAAGACCGTATGGCTTTGCTCAGTAGGTATGCTAAATTACATACAGCAAAGTATGAGCAAAAGCCATCTCTAAACTTAAACGTAGAACAATGGGCTTCTGATGCTTTAATAGAGTCTTATGGCATTAGCAATTGTTACGAACTGCTTGAGTATTACTTTAGTGTTGCACAAGAACCTAGTTGGAACTATTTTGCATATAATGCAGAAAAAATTATTAATGGAAAAAAAGATTATGAGTTAGATTTGCAAGAGCGCAAAGAGCGCAGAGCAATGGCGAGGAAGTGGCTTAGTGAATAATACAGAAGCAAGAGTAATATC